CAACGATCGGTCCAGCTGGTTTGAACAGTTTTCCTTCTGCTGTGAGGTAGTCGCACCCTCACCCCTTGTGTTGTAAATGTATTAAAACAGAGGTATCCCAGCCTCCGTCTCCACATGACAGTTTCCCCAAAGCCGACTTTGCGCTCGTACAGGGCCCTATTGGCCTCATGCAATCTTAAGATTGTCTAAGCGCAGGGAACCAAACTTGGCGTCTGAGCAGGAGTTAATAATGGTCACTTTGCAACGTGCAAGGAACTAAAGCTGTTAAAAGGCTTTCCAACTGCGTGGTCTTTTCCACCGGCTGTTGATGTTGTAGCGGTGGCGTAACCCTGAACATCTCTTCAAGTTGCAATTGAGTGTCAGGGTGTAGTTGCGTAGCCTCATAAAAGGACCAACGGGTTGCATCACTGATTTGTACATGGCCATACTTCATACCTTCGACAAATTGGTCTCGGTACCTCCAGAAGACATCACCCTCCTTCGGTGTATATGGACGAGCTGATCTGCCCAGCCACGCATAAAATTCTTGAAAAACAGGAAACCCGGTTGACGCTACGGCGCCCCCACCTGCGACTGCTCCAAGCCACTTCTCCCACATACGCCTGCTGGAGATTTGCTTATCTGTAGTCAAATCATTGTAGAGTCGCCGTCCCGGCATTGGGGTCATTTTCGGTTCCCCGTCCACATAAAAGATCTTGTGTTGACAGAATTCTATGTCAGTAATTGTCGATGCAATTCCTTCTATTTTCAGAGTGATACCGCACTCCAAAAACCAATGCTCTATCTGGTCAATAACTTTGCCATAATCTTCAGCATTTATGATTACGACGCAGTCATCCCCATTGTCAAAAATTTCAAATTGTATACCTAACGGAGTCAGGTAACTATAGAGTAACATGCACATGACAAGGACGTTGCCTAGCGAGGTATTCATGTCTCCCGACATTCGCCCGCCTAATACGGTATAGCTAACCACACCGTCCTTTCCTTTGTATTTGCCCTTGTTTAACAACTGGAGATACAAGAGGTCTTCTAATCCAGGCATTCCGGCACCTTCACCGGTTGAAAAGAATTGCTCTATCTGATGCTCAAGTTGTAGTAAATTGATGTTTATGTGCTGGTCAAAGCGACTGACATCCAAGGAAATTGCTATTGGTTGTTTGAACCTGTGCCATTTCTTATGAATGTTCGTAGCCCATTGGTTTAAGTTCAGGCCCTTGGCGATGGATTGAGTCTCCCCACTTCGATCAAATATATTATTAAGAGAGTCCATCACCCGGTGCTCGAGTTTTTGTTTGATGTATTTCCCTAAGGTAACATGATACCTAGGTCCACGCGATTGAATCGCGCGCGGGATGTTTTTGACATGCTCCTGTTTGACGAACAGGTTCACGCGTGCATCGCGATCCTCGAAGGGCATCTCCTTTAGAGATTCCACGGCTTGCTCGTAGCAGCGTCGCTGGCGCCCCCGACATGTTGATAAAAATTCTTCATCTGTCATTGGGGGAACCGGTTCCAACTTTTGAGCTTCCGTTCTCATTTCTTCGAGGAATGCACGTGTGACACGTCTCACATGCTGTTTGGCCTCTCGTGGACTCCGAAAATCCTGCGGGCGGGGCGGGCGAGACATATCGTCCCCCTTTCCCACACAGAAAACCCGGCGAGTAATCGCTGATAAAGCGTTGTCCAAACAAGCCTCTGGATATACATCAGTAGGTGCGTATTGGCCGAGGCATTGGTAGAAATACCCCGGCTCTTTTTGCCTGCCTGACCAAGTCACAGAAAGGCCCTCATGTTTATGCAATGGCACACGTGTCCAATGTGGCTCATGCACAACAACCTTCCTTGACTTGACCAAGCGCCCCTAGGGGCATGGCAAACCGACCCTGCGGTCACGCAAAGCGCGCACGGCCGGCATGGTAACCAAATCACGCTCCAAGCATTCCTGTGCTGTTGGAATGGCATAAAGCATGGCAGCAACCCTTACAATATTTGTCGATGCAGCTACTGGCATATGGTCTCTAACAAACTTTTCATCATCCGTCAGCTCTACTGGATGAATCATTGATTGTACAGAAATCACGCGTTTTCGCAGAGATTCGACGTAATTGCGCATCTTCACTTGTAGTGTGTTTCCCGTGGTTGGCAACCCCGGATGCTCATAACGCATGCGGTCTTGTAGCCACACGCTAGCAAACGGAATTGTGTAACATTGTCCCGATGGTCTGTACATAGTGATGTCAATACCCTCAGTCAAGCTGTTGGCAAGAACTTCGGGTGTCACATTCGTGATTGAACTTATGTCGTCTGCCAAAAGGTCAGGAAACAAACTTGGTCCATACGGAAGATCTGACATGCCACCTGCATGTGCTTCTACCAGTGGGGCGCTCACAATGCCCACCAGATCTTCTGCGGTTCTCCTGTCCGGATGGATTTCAAGTGTTAGTGTATGGATGCGTTCCAGCAACTCCCTTTCGGCTTCGCTTGGAACCCCGGCATTGAAGCATGAGTTTCTCCTCATGCCGAGGTGCAGCTTATGCCACCGTCTTTTAATACGGCGGGTCCACCGTCCAATGATGCCAATCGATTGATACGGCGTCTCATTGTATTCAACTGGTGAAGGTTGCTGGAATAAAGTAGGAACAAGTCCACTACCATTACATTGATTTGATTCTTCCTGGTTACCCACGCCTGTACCAGGGACCACTTCCGTGGAATTTTCATCCCGACTACCCACGCCTGTGTCAGGGACCGCATCTGCGGAATTTGCCCCATTAGCTGTGCCTGGTTGACTAGCTTTAGCTGCCATGCGCTTCTTCTGTCGTTGACGTCCTCTTCGTCGACGACTACGCTCTTGGCGAGCTGATGGTGGGGGCCGACTTTCGTCGGACTGTTGGTTGTTCACGATACGGCGGGTCTGGGTGTCCCCCCGACGAATACCCATAACGTTATTCTTTGTTTGTGTCATAGTGTCATAGGTGATGTGAAACTCGTTTCTTAGACAGAAATGCGGTGAGCACCCCGCAAGCCTGTCGGTTGTAATCGGTTTTCCTTCCGTTGCCTGTCGGGCCAATGGCGTGGGCCCTCCCGATTCTGTCCCTCAGCTCGGTGTGCTGGGGTGGAAAATTGTGCGTTTCCGACGCAACCGTCTTATAAAGAAACAATTCCGCTTAGCTCTGTTTATATGTCATCATCATCATAGAAGTTTGGATCACCTAAGGCTTCCGCATGTGCCCATGGGTCATCAGGGTGTACCATTAGATGTGCAACTTCACCGACATCAGCAAGTCCAATGTCGTTGGCAGCATTTGCAATGGAGCGCTGAATCCCATAAAGCCCTCCTAGGAGGGCGGATCCTACGCCCATGCCGATGGTGCTATCCCTCCAAGCATTGTTTTCAGCTTGATCTAGTGCCTGTTGAAATGCAGCACTTGGCTGCTGTTTCTTTGCACTTTGGTCAATCATAGAACTGCCATGAGGTTTGATGTCGACTAGTTGTGGCTCGGCGCTAGAGCTGTCACGCTTGCCTCCCTCTCACTTCTTTGACTTTGGTAAACTCACTACGTGTTGAAGAGTTGAATCGTTGTGAACCTTAGCCATAATGTGTTGCATGAGCTGTTGTTCACGCAAAGAGGGAGCAAATTCGCCCGTTGCCATAACGCTGAGCGGTGACTCCATGTCATACCGCGATCGAATGCTAATGTAAGCCTCGATTTCAATGGTTTGAGCTTTTGGAGCTGCGGGAAACAAAATGTAAGCAATTTGCATAGGCGTCATTGCGTTGGATGTGTCCGGTGTATTGGTGGCCTGTGTTTTCCTAGCCATGTCTTCGGCAGTGTAATCTGCTGGCGGCTTGTATGATTGGTAATCAACCATATCAATAGGCAGCAAGCAGATCTCCTTTCCGTTAGCATAGGAATACGGCTTTGCTTCGGGCCGCGCATACAATTGGGCCCACATCATTTTGTAGTCATAGATGTTTTCAGGGTTTGTTCTTGGCTGGTTGTTGTGGTAAGTGTAGCCATCAACCTTAGGTCTTGCGGAAGTGACCAACACAGTGCAAGATGTGACCTTGTCCATGTTGGGCGTCAAGTTCCGTAACCGAAAAGTGGCTTTTGATGGTCTCATCTCCACACAATCCGTTGAACTGCCGTTGGGAATTTTGGTAAATTCGAGGAAATTTGATGGTGACATGTTGATTTCACCAAGTTCATCACTCGTGAAAAAGTATCCAGCTCGATTGCTTTGTCCAAAATTGGAAAATGCTACCAAGCCAGAATTGTTGGCTGGAATCTGCAACAATTTCCTACATGTTGAATGCAGATGTACAGACTTTCCAGCAGGCGCTAAAGATGGTAATGGTCCAGCATATTTCGAATAAGGATTCAAAACAGTGCGGACAGCGCCTCCAGTATTCCCAGATTGTCTAGACCTTTGAGTTTGTTTGTTTCTTTGTTTGTTATTATTTGTGGATTTGTTCTTGTTAGTTTTAGTTTTGTTAGCAAGCTTTTGTTCAGTCCCGGCATCAAAGTGCTCAACTCGGATCCGGCTAGTTGGGTGAAGTTCAAACGTAAGGCACTCGAACCTCAAACCTGGAGCTAGAAAACTCCTCCATTAGTTCCATGTAGAGGCTTTCGTATGCCGCTTACGTCCCAACCAGCAAGCTTACACCGTAAATCTAGCCTCTACGGACATATATCAATCGACCTGTGTCCCTAGGCCATCTTGCGTAGATGTTGACGGATTTTGTTTATTTAAGAGTCATGGGGCAAGTTGCCCCGAGACTCCCCCTCACTCTTTCTAAACCAAATTATTTATTGACCAATGGCGACAAGTCCCAACACCAGGGACCGGGGGCAAAAGTAGG